TTAGTAAAGTATCTCATCAAGCATAAACACTGGTCTCCCTTTGAGATGTCAGGTATTACGCTAGAGATCAATACTACCCGTGATATTGCTCACCAGATCGTGCGTCACCGCAGCTTTGCTTTTCAAGAGTTTAGCCAACGCTATGCAGATCCAAAGGAGATGGGGTATCCCTTTGAGCTTCGTGAGTGTCGCTTACAAGATCACAAGAACCGTCAGAATAGTGTACAAACTGATGACGAGCTGCTCCACCAACACTGGATACAGCAGCAAAAGAAAGTCCTTGACGCAGCTGCGGGTGCGTACGAGTGGGCTATAGACAATGGAATTGCTAAGGAGCAGGCTCGTACTGTTCTTCCAGAGGGTCTGACAAAGACTCGTTTATATATGCACGGTACTGTACGCTCCTGGATACATTACATTGATGTGCGAACTACTCCAGGTACGCAGAAGGAACACATGGATATTGCTAGAGCCTGTGCTTATGCTATCAATCCGATGTTCCCGATGATCAAGGATTTTGTTCATGAAGAAGATGATCAACATAGCACCTAGTGGAGACTTACCTGTGTGGAAAGAAGAATCAGCTTTAGACAAGCAAGAGGGTGGGTCACACTATGACCTGCCTATACAACCTTTAGAGTATATCCATGCCAATGGCTTAGGGTATATTGAAGGTAACATTATTAAGTATGCAACTCGGCACGCTAAGAAGAACGGTGCTGAGGACATTAAAAAGATTATACATTATGCCGAATTATTATTGGAGTTAGAGTATGGCAAGAGTAAAGAAGAAGAGCTACGAGAACCTGACAGCGGTAAACATCGACAAGGTGATAGCACTACTAAACCCAAGTACTTCCCAGACGGATACAGTAAAAGCAATAACTAAAAAAGAAGCGTGTGAGATTCTGAATATCTCATACAATACCACTCGATTGAATGCAATCATCGAGGGACATTTGGAGCAAAAAGCATATGTTAAAAAGCGTAAGTCACAAAATCGTGGCCGCCCTGCAACAGACGCAGAGATTTCCGAGGCAGTTACTGACTACCTTCAAGGAGACCCTATCTCGGATATTTCAAAGCGTTTATTTCGTTCCACCGGGTTTATACGCGCTGTTCTTGACCGAGTTGGAGTCCCACAGCGCCCCTCTGGAGCCGAAGAAAGAAAAGCGGTAGACTACTTTCCAGATGAGTGTGTGTCTGAAGATTTCGCTGAAGGTGAGATCGCATGGTCTGCTGTCTATCATAGTGCAGTAAAGATCGGTAAGCGCATGACTCAGGAGTATCAAGAGAGCAGACCTGGTCTTGCAACTGTTGACTATGAAGATAAGTATGTCGGCCCAGTGTACCAAATCTATGTAGTACAGAAGGTTGATAGTGAAGATACTTTCTTTACTAGCGTAACCCAGGGTGGCTTTGCTGCCTATTCAACAGCGTACGATCTTGGTAAGCTAGAACATTTGAAAAAGTACGGTGTAGATTTAAACAGGTTGTAAAAAATAGTTCTTGACAACATGGTTATTTTTCCCGTATAATATCTTTTCTGAAATCGAGGAATATATGGGACAACGATTCTACGAACAACAACTTAAAACTCTGGGTAATTGCCCAGGAAATAAAAACCCTAACAAAAGGAAACGTAACATGGCTTGGACAGATGAGCTAAAAGCACAAGCAGTAGAAGCATATGAAGCTGCAGAACCAACTCCAGAGAACAGCATGGAGATTGTCAAAGACATCGCCGAAGACTTAGACCAGTCTCCAAATGGCGTACGAATGATTCTTACAAAGGCTGGCGTCTATGTTAAGAAAACCCCCGCAGCTAAAGCAGCTTCTACGGGCGGGTCAACTGGAGGCACTCGTGTCTCTAAAGCAGCCGCACAAGAAGCCCTCATTGCAGCAATTACTGATGCTGGTAAGTCTGTTGACGAAGAGATCATCTCTAAGTTGACTGGTAAAGCAGCACAGTACATTACTTCACTTCTTTCATCAGAAGACTAAGTAATATAACCTCGCTAGGTTCGCCTAGCGGGGCTTTTTTGCACCTCCTATAAACCACCTTTAAGTATGTAAGTTGCAGTAAAAATTGCTAACTACTACAAAAGGAAACTATAGTGAAAAAGCAAGAGCTGGCACGCTTAGTGCAAGACTATGGAGACGCTATCATTACCTATCGTAGCGAACACTCCAGGAAGTTAAAATACAATGTATGTACCCTAGACTTTTCAACACCTTATATACAAGGCAAGAAGAATCGTGCAAAAGAAACTGAAGATACTCTTCTTTTCTTCTGTTGGGATACAGACTCGTATAGATTACTTCGACCCTCCGCTGTATCAAGTGTCGTTCCTCTCTCTTCTATTCTTAAGAATGAAGGCAGACGGTAATGGAGTTACACGAGGCTCCAGAAGCCTATTCCCGTGTAATACATTATGATACAGTAAAAGAGGTGCAGGTACGCCTAACTATCAATACTTTTCGAGGTATTGAGTATTTGCATCTTCGTAAATATTATCTAGACTTTGATGAAGAGTGGAAACCTACACCGGAAGGTGTGGCTATGCCGCTTGACCTCAGTAATTCTAGAGAAATGTTTCAAGGACTGGTAGAGATACTATCCTTAGCGGAATCAAAGAGCTTGATAGAAGAACATTTTTCAGATCTTATACAGGATTTGTATAAATAACTCTTGACAAGTAGCTTAAAGTTCCGTATAATATCTTTTCAAATTTAGGGAAATAATATGCGAGAATTTTTAGATAGAGCGAGTAAGTTATACTATGAAGGCACTCCACTCCTTTCGGACGAAGAGTTTGACCTTCTAGCTGCTAAACACAACTACAATAGTGTAGGATATACTGTTACTGATGCGGTTTCGCATACTTACCAGATGTACTCACTTCAGAAGTGTTTTGACATTGACGAAGCTCCTCTATCTGTAGATGATTGTGTTATGACCCCTAAACTTGACGGAGCAGCAGTATCTCTGTTATATGTAGACGGAAACCTTGAGTTAGCTTTAACTCGTGGAGACGGTATACAGGGCAGAGACATTACTGCTAAAATGAAAGAGCTAGTACCTAATCAATTGAGACGTGTAGGGCGGTTTTCCGACTTATACTCTGGCGTTGTGCAGATTACTGGTGAAGTAGTTGCTCCGAGTAGTATTCCTAATTCTCGCAACTTTGCTTCAGGATCTCTTGGACTCAAGAATGACCTTGCAGGTCTGGAAGAGTTTCGGACTCGTCCTTTAGTATTTGTTGCGTACGATGCTTACCCTCATTGCGTTCCTACGTGGACTAATGAGATGAGTATTCTTCGCCAGATGGGACTCAATGTTGTATCTGAGTTTAATGCAGTAGACTATCCCACAGATGGTTTAGTGTTTAGACTCAAGGATACCAAAGAGTTTGAGGCGTTAGGACATACAGCTAAACACCCACGAGGTGCCTTTGCTTTGAAAGAGCAGCAGGCGGGTGTGCAAACAACCTTAGTTGATGTAGTGTGGCAGCTAGGCAAAAGCGGTGTAGTCAGTCCAGTAGCGATCTTAGATCCTATTGTAGTAGGCGAAGCCACAGTGTCTAGAGCCACATTGCACAACATCCAGTATATTCGCGACTTGAACCTTGAAATAGGTTGTCAAGTAGAGATTATTCGATCAGGTGAAATCATACCTCGCGTCGTGAGGCGCATAGATTGATTGGTACCTTGAAAAAAATAATTCTTGACAGTAATCTTAAAACCGCGTATAATACATATTCAATTTCAGAGGGAAGACCATGACCAAAATCGAAGCCCCAACTACTTGCCCGTCTTGTAGCTCAGTCTTAGAGGACGTCAACTTCCTTCTGTATTGTAGAAACCCCCACTGTGGGGAGAAAGCTCTCAAGCTCATCGAACACTTTGCTAAGACATTGAAGATCAAGGGACTCGGCCCAGCAACTATCGTTAAATTGGACGTTCTTCACTTAGAGGAACTATACGCACTTACGCTAGATGACATTGCCCACGCCCTTGGATCTGATCGGCTTGCTGTAAAGTTAGTAGAGGAGCTTGAGCGTTCTCGTACAGCCCCTCTGAATGTATTGTTACCTGCATTCAGTATACCTCTCGTAGGCAAGACTGCAACGGAAAAACTTTCCAAAGTCTGCACAGACATTGAAGAAATAGACTATGAATTATGCCGTAAGGCCGGTCTAGGAGAGAAGACGGCTACTAGCTTATGCGATTGGTTGGAGAATTCCTTTATTGAGGTAAGTCTCCTGCCTTTTAGCTTTGAGTTTGAAGCTAGTGTAACACCCTCAACCACGCTAGGCGTTGTTTGTATTAGTGGTAAACTTACCAGTTATAAAACGAAAGCCGAAGCGCATAAACTCTTGCAAGAGCTTGGTTATGAGGTAAAAACCAGCTTGACTAAGGATGTCACGATTCTGGTAAATGAAAGTGGCGTAGAATCCGCCAAAACAACCAAAGCCAGGAATGCTGGCGTAACTATTGTAACCAACCTAACCGAAATTATTGGAGAATAAATATATGTCAACTTTACCTAAGTGGACTGACGAGCGTACTGCTCAACTAACTGAATTTGTCGGTGGCGAAAGCCCCGTTTCTCAAGTCACTGTAGCTGAAGCTGCTGAAACACTTGAAACCTCTACTCGTTCTATCAGCAGCAAGCTGCGTAAGATGGGCTTCGACGTAGAACTAGCATCTGCTGCTGGCGGTAAGTCTTTTACCGACGCTCAAGAAGCTACCCTTTCTGCTTTTGTCACTGACAACAGCGGTTCTTACACTTATGCTGAGATTGCCGGTCACTTTGAAGACGGTGCTTTCTCTCCTAAGTCAATCCAGGGCAAGATCCTTTCTATGGAACTTACCTCTCACGTTAAGCCAGCTCCTAAAGTTGAAGCAGTACGCACGTACTCTGAGTCTGAAGAAACTGTATTCGTTGAGATGGTAAACAACGGTGCTTTCGTAGAAGCTATTGCTGAAGCTATGGGTCGTTCAATCAACTCAGTACGTGGTAAGGCTCTAAGCCTCCTGCGCTCTGGTGACATTGGCGCTATCCCTAAGCAAGAAGTAACTAAAGGCGCTTCTAAAGAAGATCCTTTGGCTTCCTTGGGTGATCTGAGCACTCAGACTGTTGAGTCTATCGCTGACGCGATTGGCAAAACTGCTCGCGGTGTTAAGACTATGCTGACTCGTCGTGGCCTCGTTGCTGCTGACTATGATGGCGCGGCTAAGAAAGAAAAAGCATCAGCTTAATCTAACTTAGTTACAAAATGAGCAGGCTCTACGGGGTCTGCTTATCTTTAATATAATGAATCGGGAGAACTTCATTGAACATTGCTAGTGCCTTAATAAAGCAAACGCTTGAGTTACGCGACTTTGAGACGTGGACTCAGACGTATAAGCGTTATTTGCCTAGCGAATATCACAGCTTGCACAATATCATTGATAAGCACTGTGAGAAGTTTCATAGTATGCCCTCGATTGAGGATCTTAAACTTGAGATTCGTGATTCTAATACTCGTGAGAAGTTGTACGCAGTTGAAGCCGTTAAGGTGGATGTTGAACCGTATATGCTCCTTCAGTATCTGAAGAATGAATATACTCAGAAAGAGATCCTAACCTCACTCGAAGATTATGTCGAAAACAGTGTAGCTTTTGAAGATGCACAGGAATCGGTTGATCACCTTCATCAAATTGTCCTCGACATCGAAGACAAAGTTGATTTGGAGGAGCCACAGGAAAGTATGCAACGTATTGAACTGTTCGAGCCTGAGGAAGATTTAGAAAAGTACATACCACTTGGCCTCAACGAAGAGTACGACCTAGACATTCAATTCTCGCCTAGAGATTTGGTAATGGTAGGTGGTAAACGAGGTGCGGGCAAGTCGGTAATCTGTGCTAACATTGCAAACAATGTGTACGAATCTGGAAAGTCGGTTATTTATTTCACTATTGAGATGGATAGCCGGTCTATTCTGCAACGCTGTTGTGCTATCGCTACCGAAGTTCCTTTTTCACGCCTCCGCACTAAGAATCTTAGTGTAACTGAGTGGGAGAAGGTTGCTGGCTGGTGGGCAGATCGTTTTGTAAATGGGCAAGACCGCTTGAAAGAGTATAAACAACATAGAGATTTTGAGAAGTTCCATCAGGAGCTAAAGACAACTTGCGAGATCCTCCCGACTCAACAGTTGAACGTAGTTTATGATCCATCTCTCACCTTAGCTAAGATTCGAGCAGAGCTTGATAAAAAGGTTAAGGCGATGAATGTCGGAGTCATTATTGTTGATTATATGAACCAAGTAAAGCGGTCGAACCTTCCTTCACGAACCGGTGGACAGTACGACTGGACAGAGCAGATCGAAGTGAGTAAAGCATTGAAGTCAATGGCACAGGAATACGATTGTACCGTATTCTCACCATATCAAACAGACGCTAGTGGTGAAGCGCGTTTTGCAAAAGGTATTCTTGATGCGGCAGATGCTGCATATACACTTGAAACCTACGATCACGAAGATGGGTGTCTCACCCTGAATTGTGTCAAGATGCGTTCCGCTTCTATGAAGTCCTTCACATCTACAGTAGACTGGGAGTCCTTGAAAATCGGACCCGAGACTGCTTTAACACCTCAAGAGAAAGACGATTCTACGCATAAAACAGGCGAAGACGTCCACGATCTTTAAAATAGTTCTTGACTTTCATTCTCATTTTGCGTATAATTATGTTTCATAAATGGGGAGAAAGCAAATGGCACACACATTCGGCAGTTTACGACACACTACCTCAGGTAGACGACGCAAACCTTTACCTAAGAAACGTAAGGCATATATGCCAAAGTTCGAGGCGCTCGAAGCCCCCAATACCTATCGTAGAGATACTACAGAGTACAAGTCATCTGATGACGGCTCTCATGATACCTCCGCAGGTGTTCGCCATGAACTAGACTCCAAATATACTATTGCACCTGCATATAACAAAGGTGCGTACCAAGTAATCAGTAAAGACAACATCAAGGACATCGGACGATGAGCGAATACAGCCCCGATAACTGGGTAGTGCTAAAAATAACCTTTGCAGACGAGCCTGTATTTTATAAGGTTCTTGCAGGCTGGTCAGGCGGTTATACACAGGGCGACTCTTGGAAACTTAATAGTGGTGTTACTAAAGTAGAAAAACATGGTGACTATTATATTTTTCATGGTGAAAGCGGCAGCACGTATAGCTGTCACAAAAACCAGTACACAGTACGCATGAACACTGCCGGAATACTGCAAAAGTTACAAGACACCTTTCCAGACAATCTGGAGTTGATGAATGAGAGCACTGACTGGACTAACCTAGTATGACAGTAGAAGAATTACTAAAACGTAAAGATATATATTTTATACCAAAGGGCGGTGACTTCCTAGTAAGTTGCCTCAACCCTGAACACGCAGATAGAAACCCGAGTATGCGTATTGATCAGCTGACTGGTATATACCAGTGCTTTTCATGCGAGTACAAAGGCAACCTTTTCACGCATTTTGGGGAAAAGGCAAACCAACTACAACTACGACGAGAACTACTAAAACGTAAAATTATAGATAAGAGGTCAGAAAGTGTTGGTTTGTCTTTTCCCAAGAATGTTATGCCCTATGAGGGCAACTGGCGTGGTATTAAGCCAGAAACTTACAAAAAGTTTGAAGCGTTTCAGCACGCAGATCCTGATTACATCGGACGCATTGTATTTCCGGTACGAGACATATCTGGTCGCATTGCAGCGTTCAATGGTCGTCATACAACAGGCGGTACACCTAAGTATATGATCTCGCCTGCGGGTGCGAAGATGCCTCTATTCCCTGTAGTAAAGCCTATACAGGGTGCAGTTATTCTAGTAGAAGGCATATTCGATATGATAAATTTGCACGATAAAGGGCTAACCAATGCAGTATGTACGTTTGGCACAAAGAACATCAATGAAGATAAACTGAGAATGCTTTCTATTCAGGGCGTAGACTCTATTGATATATTCTTTGACGGAGACGATGCAGGGCAGGAAGCCTCCAAGTATGTACAAACTATGTGCGAAAATGCAGAACTTACACATAGAAACATATGCTTAAAAGGTACAGACCCAGGAGCACTTAACGAACAAGCAGTAAAAACCCTAAAGAGGAAGCTGTATGAGTGAGTTACGAGAAGGGATCTTTAGGTTACATACTCGAAGATTCGGCACAGTAGCAGAGCTATTAGTAAAAAAGCTAATAAATGCTAGAGAATCAAATGATGCAAAGTACGATTTAGAAAGTGACGGAACTCGGATTGAGTGTAAGTTTTCGAGAGCTTGGCAAAAGAGTCAAGTACCTGTCTCAGAGAACACAGTCATAGAGGCAATCTATGAACAAGTACGACGAGACGTCTCCTACGAGGAGTGTGAGAGCAGGCACTGGGATTGTAACTTTCAACAAATTAAAAAGGATCTCTTTGATGTATTATACTACGGCATATTCTTTTCAGATTGCCTAGTAATATATAAAATGCACACTAAAGAGATAGATGACAGTATCGGATACTGTAACAAGCAGCACAGAGGAAACACCGGAGAAGGACAGTTCCATATCAATCAGCGTAACATTGGGTTACATGATAAACATTTATACAGTATTTTAAGCTATGAGGAAATAGAAAAATGCCTAAGGTTGCATTAGTAGAAACCAAAAAGAGTAAGACTAATTTCAAACGCGAGTTCGATGATGAGTTCGAGTTCGACCAATACCAACTATGTTCAGATCCTTTTCTCAAGAAAGTATTGAAGAGAGACTGTGACATTCAAATCAATACTGACGACTATGACTGGGTTATTCTAGTAGGTAGCGACGCACTTAAATACTTCACACCAATTAACTCTATTACAGAGTATTCAGGAAAGAAGGTAGAAGAGAAGTTCCTCCCTATTATTAACCCAGCCATGCTCGCATTCAAACCAGAGGCACAACGCACCTGGGACGACTCGAAGCAGAGTATTCTAGACTATATCACTGATAACAAGCAGGATACCGTTATTACAACGCATAATGCTTGGGGTATTCAGGATACAGCAGAAGCTAATGCTTTCTTTCAGGCGGCTATTGACGCTCCTTTGCCTTACATCGCACTTGACTCGGAAACTACGGGGTTATATCCTCGTGACGGGTATATGCTCGGCTTGTCTCTTTCTTATGAACAAGATCGAGGGGCTTACGTAGATACAGAGTGCTTTGACGAAGAGTCTGAGCGACTGCTACAGGAACTGTTCGATAAGAAAACAGTAGTATTTCATAACGCTAAGTTCGATATGGCGTTCTTCGAGTACCACTTTAACTTTCGATTTCCTCAGTTTGAAGACACAATGCTACTGCACTACCTGATTGATGAAAATCCAGGTACACACGGATTGAAGCAGCTAGCAATGAAGTATACAATTTATGGAGACTATGAGAAGCCAATGTACGACTGGATTGACCAGTATCGTAAAGAACGCGGTATCCTCAAAAATGAGTTCAACTGGGGTGATATTCCCTTTGAGATTATGAAGCTCTACGCAGGTATGGATGCTGCTGTGACCTTTTTACTCTACGAGAAGTTTGTAAAGATTAAGCAGAATAAACGCTTGTGTAAAGTCTATGACAATATTCTTATTCCTGGCTGCCGTTTCTTGACAGATATTCAAGACAATGGTGTGCCATTCGATATAAGCCGACTGACTAAATCTCAAGCTCTAATGCAGACTGAGATCGACCAAGCCGTAGCAGATCTATATAAGAACCCTGCTATCTCCAAATTTGAGGAAATCAATGGAAAAGATTTTAATCCTAACAGTACTGTTCAGCTTCGTGCCCTACTTTTTGATTTCCTTGGCCTCACACCTACTGGAAAGAAGACTGGTACAGGAGCAAATTCAACAGACGCGGAAGTCCTTGGTGAGCTTGCAGAGCAATCCGAAGTGCCTGGGCTCATACTGTCCATCCGCCAAAAGTCTAAGATTAAGAATACTTATTTGGACAAAATCATACCGCAGTTGGATAGGGATAGCAGACTGCGTACTGGGTTCAATCTCCACAGCACAACTTCTGGTCGCCTTAGCTCTAGTGGTAAACTCAATATGCAACAGTTGCCTAGAGATAATCCCATTGTAAAAGGCTGTATTAAAGCAGCACCAGGACACAAGATTGTCGCAATGGATTTGACAACAGCAGAGGTATATGTAGCCGCAGTACTCGCTAAAGATACAGCTTTGATTGAGGTATTTAAGGCGGGAGGCAACTTCCACTCACAGATCGCTAAGAAGGTATTTAAGTTGCCTTGTGAAGCGGATCAAGTGGCAGAATTATACAGCACACAAAGACAGGCAGCGAAGGCTGTAACTTTTGGTATTATGTACGGTGCTGGCCCGAAGAAGATTAGTGAGCAAGTTACAAAAGATTCAGGGAAATACTTTAGCCCTCAGGAAGCTACTGAAGTTATTAACGAGTACTTTGCTGAGTTCCACAAACTAAAAAGCTGGATCGAAGACAACCAGAAGTTCATCAAACAGAATGGCTTCATTTATAGTTACTTCGGTCGCAAAAGGAGATTACCAAATGTCGCCTCTACAGATTCGGGTATCCAAAGTCATAGCATTAGGTCTGGTCTTAACTTTCTGGTGCAGTCTGCTGCTTCTGATATTAACCTCTTAGGTGCTATTGATATGGGTGAGTGGATCAAAGCTAACAAGAAGAAAGCAAGAATCTTCGCCTTAGTACACGATTCGATCCTAGCAGAAGTGCCAGATGAAGAAGTAGACGAGTACATGGTGCAGTTAGCCAAGTTCATTCAAATGGATCGAGGAATCTCTATCCCAGGCGTACCAGTTGGTTGTGACTTCGAGATTATTCACGAAGACTACTCTGGCGGGAAATTCGAGAAGATGTATGGTTCTGACATATAAAGACCTTAATAAAATAGAGTTTCCTGTTTATAAGATAGGATCAGGTGACTGGACTCGTGCAGACGGATTATTGTTCATTGACGATCAGTTAGTAGACGATACAAACCAGGACGGAGAAACTCTTGGTGTGCGCAGAATGCAAACACACTTTAAGGATAAGTATCGCTTGAATAAGGCTATCGGATCTCCTAACGGCATACTTAAACAAAGTAACCCCTATTTTATTGATTCAAAGGGCGTACCTTTTGCTTATCAGAAAACTTTAATGTGTGCATTGAGATATCTAAAAATTGAAGAGGTAGTACCGAAAGGAACCGCCTCTATAATACGTGTGAAGGGTGTGAGAACACCTTTTACCGTACCACGGCCTCCCGCTACAGGTATGGAGTGGGCAGGCGTTTTGCATCTACATGGACTTCCGTGGATGCTTTACGAGTATTCGGACACGAAACTCAAAGATACGAGAAGAAAAGTATAATATGGCTAAAAGACAGAGCAAAACACTAGCAGGAGCTAGTTTGACACTACATGAGATCGAGCCTTTAACACGTAACCAAGTAAAGGCGTTTGAGTCTAAGAAGAATTTGATTCTACATGGTCTAGCGGGTACAGGCAAGACATTTATCTCAAGCTATCTGGCTTATGATGATATGTCCAAGGGTGTGTATGACAAGCTAGTTATTATCCGTAGTGCTGTACCTACCAGAGATATGGGGTTCCTTCCAGGGACGGAAAAAGAAAAGGCTTCAGTTTATGAAGAGCCTTACAAAGACATTGCAAACGAGCTATTTCAACGTGGTGATGCCTATGGAATTATGAAACAGAAGAATCTAGTAGAATTTATGACAACCTCGTTTATTAGAGGAATTACACTCAGAGATGCGGTTATTATTATTGATGAGTGTCAAAATATGTCATTCCATGAGCTAGACTCAATTATTACTCGTATGGGTGAGAATTGCAGGGTTATCTTCTGCGGAGATTTCCGTCAGGCGGATCTAAAACAGAATGGCATGAAGGATTTTATGCAAATCCTCAAACGCATGGAGCTTTTCGACTTTATTGACTTCAAGGTAGAAGACATAGTACGATCCGACTTCGTTAAATCATATATTATAGCAAAGAATGAACTTGGCCTATGAAAGCAGTAGTTAGTAACAGAATTTACATGGAATGCACTCCTGAACTGCAGAAGCAGATCGACGACGAGCTTACGTATGCGATTCCGACCCACAATCCGCTTGATCCTCCCCAGATGATTAAGAATATGGGACTTATACGCAACGGGTTGATTTCTATGCCCATAGGGCGCATGGATTTGATACCAGAGCACTATGAAATTGTTGATAAACGCTTAGAAAAGCCAGTAGAATTTCCTGAGTTTAAGTTCGACTTACGAGCTAGTCAGAAAGACGTATATGATGAAATCGAAGACAACGCTATAATTAACGCATGGGTCAGTTGGGGCAAGACTTTTACAGGTCTTGCAATAGCCGGTAAGTTGGGTCAAAAAACACTCATTGTTACCCACACTGTCCCATTGCGTAATCAGTGGGCAAAAGAGGTAGAGAAAGTCTATGGAATTAAGGCAGGGATCATAGGTAGTGGAAAGTTTGAACTTGATGCTCCTATCGTGATTGGCAATACACAGACTTTATACCGAAATATTGATAAGATTCGCAAAGAGTTTGGCACTATCATACTAGATGAAATGCACCATGTTAGTAGCCCGACCTTTTCTAAGATTCTCGACACAAATTATTGTCGATACAAGATAGGTCTATCAGGCACTATCGAGAGAAAAGACGGAAAGCACGTAGTTTTTAGAGATTACTTTGGTAGTAAGTTGTTTCAGCCGCCAAAAGAGAACTACATGACACCGACTGTGCATCTAGTACATTCTGAGATACGCTTTATGGATGGAGCTAAGATACCTTGGGCAAACAGAGTCTCTGCGCTATCAAATAATGAGGAATATAGGCATACTATAGCAATGCTTGCAGCTGGATATGCCGCCAGAGGACATAAAGTCCTAGTGGTCAGCGATCGAGTCAGTTTCCTCAAAGCTTGCGCCGAGCTGACTGGTGAGAAAGCCGTTTGTGTTACAGGTGAGGTAGCGCACGAGGACAGAGAGACACTCGTAGACGAAATTCTCTACGGGGACGCTAATGTTCTCTACGGAACGCAAGCAATTTTCTCAGAGGGTATATCTGTTGATACTCTGAGCTGCTTAATACTGGCAACCCCAGTAAACAACGAGCCCCTCCTTACACAGTTAGTAGGTCGGGTAATACGAAAGAAAGAAGGTAAGATTAGTCCAGTTGTTGTAGACATCCACCTTCGAGGCAAGACTGCACAGAGACAAGCCTCGAATAGGGTAGGATTTTACATGAAACAGGATTGGTCGATGAAGTACCTTTAAAAAAATAGTTCTTGACAACATACTTAAAAAGGAGTATAATACGTGTTCTTATTTAGCTGGGAGAAGGTTTTTGACGAGGCAGAGGGTAGCCCGCTTGAATGTTGCCGTATCATGGAAATGCTTATAGAAAAGCAAATACCAAAAAATAAATACGATCCAATATACAAGTACGCGACCAAGTCCTTTAATGGCACGAGTTTCTTACTTCATGCAGATGTCATGGCGCTCAACGCTTATAAGTACAGCCACCGGGACGTGGCAATATATTACGCCCTAGCTTCAATTAGAAGTATGGCGGATTACATAGCAACACAACAAACCACACTAGATCTATACCATGTACCGGTTGATCTAGAACTAATCGAAGAAAACAGCCTACTTCGTATAGGTGATGGCGTAGTCCATTTTCTATATGAGGAAGTCACAACGGAGAATTTACACTAATGGCATTATCATTTAACAAGCAAACTGGCGGCGCACAAAAATCATCCATCTCTACTTTTCAGTACAAAGATGGCGACAATAAAATGCGTATCGTTGGTGACATCTTAGCTCGCTACGTCTACTGGATTGAAGGCGAGAACGGCAAGAACATTCCTTTGGAGTGTCTCTCATTCGATCGCAATGCCGAGCGATTCAATAACAAAGAACAGGATTGGGTTCGTGAATACTTCCCAGACCTGAAGTGTGGCTGGAGCTACGCTGTACAAGTAATCGACCCTACCGACGGTAAGGTTAAAGTAGCAAACCTTAAGAAGAAGCTGTGGGAGCAAGTAATTACTGCTGCAGAAGATCTGGGCGACCCTACTGATCACGCTACTGGCTGGGACGTATGTTTCAAGCGAGTAAAGACCGGCCCACTGCCTTACAATGTTGAGTACCAACTCCAAGCATTGAAGTGCAAGCCACGTGCTCTGACCGAAGACGAGCTGGCATCTATTGCTGACCTCAAGTCTATGGACGATGTTATGCCTCGCCCAACAGCAGACGCACAGAAAGAACTGTTAGACCGCCTACGCAATGCAGGCGCAGAAACCGATGACGAAGCACTGGAAGCTGAGTTCAATATCGGATGATCTTATATACAGCAGATTGGCACATAAAGCTGGGACAGAAGAACGTCCCAGTATCGTGGGCTTTAAACCGCTATAATCTATTCTTTGAGCAAGTGTACGAGCTTGAGAAAGAGTGCAGTATGCACATTATAGGTGGTGATCTGTTTGATAGACTGCCAAACATGGAAGAGTTGGAACTTTACTTCAAGTTTATTCGTGGAGTAAAGATTCCAACTGTTATCTATGATGGAAACCATGAAGCTACTAAGAAGTACAAGACCTTCTTTACACAGTTAAAGCAAGTATCACGGGATATCAACCCTCTGATACACATTGTGGATATTTCTTACGTTGATGAAGACCTAGGTTATGGCATACTGCCTTATACTGATCTTCATCGTAAGGGTAGCATTGAGCAGTTTAACACAAGTCAACCTCTATTTACTCATGTTCGTGGAGAGATACCTCCCCATGTTAAACCAGAAGTAGATTTAGACAGGTTTGAAGACTTTCCTGTAGTATTTTCCGGAGATCTACACTCCCATAGCAACAGTCAACGTAACATTGTATACCCTGGTAGTCCTATGACTACTTCTTTTCATAGAAGCATAGTTAAAACAGGCTACTTGCTTATCAATGAACAGGACTGGAGCTGGATGTGGGAAGAGTTTAGACTACCGCAGTTATTGAGAAAGACAGTATCAAATCAATCTGATATGGTACCAACCGACTACCATCATACAATCTATGAAGTAGAAGGCGATATTCAAGAACTTGCAGGTGTTAAGAACTCAGACCTCCTCGATAAGAAAGTAGTTAAACGAAAATCAGAGGCAAGCCTGATTATAGATAAAGATATGTCGATACAAGAAGAACTAGCAGAGTATTTGGCATATATTTTAGAATTACCAGAAACCTCAATACCAGAGATAATAGGAACATACAATGATTACGCTTCAAAAGTTGAAATGGGATAATTGCTTTAGTTACGGTTCTGGTAACGAGTTAGACTTGGATGATAACACAGTAACACAAATTATTGGTACTAACGGAATGGGCAAGTCGTCTATTCCGTTAATCATCGAAGAAGCTCTGTACAACAAGAATTCTAAAGGAATTAAAAAAGTTGATATTCCAAACAGGCATATCAATGACGGATACAACATATCTCTTACTTTCACTAAAGACGGTTCGACATATGAGATCACCATCAAACGTAAGTCTAGTATCAAAGTAAAACTAGAGAAAGATGGTGAAGACATTAGTAGTCATACAGCTACTAATACATACAAGACTATTCAAGGTATTATTGGAATAGATTTCAAAACATTCTCGCAGTTGGTATATCAAAATACTAACGCGAGCCTGCAGTTTCTTACAGCAACAGACGCTAATCGTAAGAAGTTCTTAATCGACCTTCTTCAGTTAGAGCATTATGTAGAGTTGTTCGAGGTATTTAAAGCGGCTTCGAAAGAGGCAACCTCAAAGAGTACAAACGTTTCAGGTCAGTTAGCGACCGTAGAAAAATGGTTGGAAAATAACAAACTTGAGAGTACCGATGTACTGCCCCTGCTAAAAGTAGAAAGTTCGTTGGAAGAACACGAGAAAGATCTCCGTCATTGGACGAATGAACTTGATAAGTGGACTGAAAATTCTGATAAAATTTCTAAGAATAACGGATATAAAAAGCAGCTCGATGCTATAGATATTGACACTCTAAATACAGACAAAGTAGAGCTTATAGATTCCGAAGACCTTATGTCGGAGATTGGATCAATTAGAGCAGTCGCTGCGGGTGCGAAGACAACCCTAAATAAACTAGGAAAAGTGCATGATAAATGCCCTACCTGTAAGCAACCTATCGACAATTCGGTAGAGAAAGCTATGGTCGAGGTAGAGCAAGAGAAATTTGCGGAAGCAAAGGAGAAATTAGATGAGCTTACAGAACAGCTTAAACAAATTAAAGCAAATAATGGAAGATTTGAAAGTAACAGAAAAGCTGTCCGAGATTGGGAAATGCTTTATCAGTCTTATGACAGCTCTATCCCTGCGGATCATGTGGATAGTGCGGAGCTTGAAGCCAGCGTTGGTGACAGCCGTAGAGGAGTACAAGAAGCAAAAGCGCAGGAGTCAAAACTTAGGGCCGAGAACGAGCGTAGAAACAAACTCAACACAAGACTCCAAGTAATCCAAGAACAGACTGACGACTTTAAAGCGCAGAAAGAAAAACATAAAGCAGACCTCGTTGAATTACAAAGTAAAGAAACGACTCTGGACATCTTGAAGAAGGCATTTAGTACAAATGGCTTGCTTGCATACAAGATTGAGAATTTAGTAAAAGAGCTAGAAGAGTTGACAAATACTTATCTAGCCGAACTATCTGATGGTAGGTTTACACTAGAGTTTGTGGTATCGAACGACAAACTTAATGTACAGATTACAGATGCAGGAAGCATTATTGATATTCTTGCTCTCTCTTCTGGAGAACTTGCCCGAGTTAACACCGCTACTCTACTAGCTATCCGTCAGCTAATGAGTAGTATTTCAAAGTCAAGAATCAATGTATTATTTTTAGACGAGGTTATCAATGTACTCGATGAGACAGGAAGAGAGCGTATGGTAGAAGTATTGCTTCGAGAAGATTTAAATACTTATATCGTATCACATGGTTGGACTCACCCACTCCTCGAAAAGATTGAAGTCGTCAAGGACGGAAACGTCAGCGTACTGGAGTAGAGATGTCGGCAGGTAGAAGAAGGTTATGGTGGAGACACCTTAAAGCAAAAGAAGAACTGGAACTCAAAGAGTCCAAGATAAAAGAGGAAGAAGATGGTAGATTCGAGAGCGAAGGGAGCGAGGGGCGAGTACCTAGTGAGGGATATGTTGAGGGACTCGACGGGTCTCAAGTTTGAAAGAGTGCCCGCCTCTGGAGCATTAGAGTATTTGAAAGGGGACTTATATGTCCCTAATCAGCGCAATCATTTTTGTATTGAAGTAAAGAATTATAAAGACTCTGCATTGACAGACAAAATATTCACACAACCTAAGACAAACAATTTGATTCGTTGGTGGAAGAAAGTAGTAATACAAGCGGCAGGTGGCGATCAAAAGCCAATGCTATTTTTTAAATATGACCGTTCTAAAGTATTTGTATGCACAGAACAGAAGCCTGAGAATACACACCA